AGCACAGTTGGCAGCACGAGAGTCATTTTTAACAAAATTTGATTGGACTGTTGGGTCATCGCCCAACACCACATTGTTTGAAATACCGGTTACTCCGGTATTGTACGATGTGGATGTATCAAATGGAATACACATGACTCCATCAGCTTGGACGGCATTGCCGTTCAAATACTGGCGTGGAAAAATGAAGATTCGTTTTCAAATTGTTTCTTCGAATTACCACAAAGGTAGGCTGCGAATTCAATATGACCCAAGAGAGTTCGGTCATAAAGAATTCAATACGAACTACACAGGAATCTATGATATTGCAGATGACAAAGATTTCACTATGGAGTTCGGTTGGGGTAATCCCCGTCATTTCCTGGAAACAGGAAGTGTCTCGACGACACCACCATTTAGCACGACGGGTGGACTAAACCATCGTGAGAATAATGATAATGGTATCGTTCGAGTGTTGATTCTTAATGAATTGACAGTGCCAAACTCAACGATCAATAATGATATACAAGTCAATGTATTTGTCTCATTTGATCAATTGGAGTTAGCACAACCCACAAGCGAATCAATTTCAGAATTGAGTTATTTCATACCACAGAGTGGTATGGAACCGCAAATGGGGTTGGAAAATGGAGATGCTGAAGATACAGAACAAGCATCTGCTCCAACACAGTCACTAGTTAAAACAAAACTAGCCAAAGATATGGATTTAACAGATCCCACATTTCATGTGTTCTTTGGAGAACAAATTACTTCTCTAAGACAGATATTGAGAAGGTATGATCACTCGGAATCGTACTCCTCTACGGCAGGCCAGAATGTTACGACATTCTTGGAAAAGTCGAGTGGAGTCATTCCACCGTATTACGGATTTTCACCGAATGGTGTTCATCAGACATCAACGTCAACGGCATTTAATTATACCACAAACACATACTTGAACTGGGTAGTACCAGCGTATGTGGCTTGGCGTGGATCAATACGGAAAAAGGTAATGCAAGGCACAATGATTAGCTCATTTAACGATGTGGCTATCAGTTTGCACGCACATGTACAACCGTCTCCAACGGATTACACCGTTGCGACAACAACGTACACACAAGATGGCAACTTGAATTACCAAGCCGATTTCTATCGGCAGTTGTTTGACAACACTTTTAACGGTGCTGTTATAACAGCAAACGTTCAACAACCCTTTTTGGAATTTGAAGTTCCATTTTATACCAATAAGAGATTTCAATTGGGAAAAGATTTGGGTGTTGAATTGGACGATTATGACCAACCCTCGTATCGCGTAGTAACATACGGCGAGGGGGGAGCTGGAAATTTTCGTACAGTAGTACACGAATTTGTTGCTACCGGTGAAGACTTTTCATTAAGTTTCTTTGCTGGGGTGCCTGTTGTGTGGGTAACCACACCACCAGCACCATTGACAACATAAGTGATGTCTACAACAAAACCTAGCTGGGGGTCAGCTAGGTCAGGGTGTAAAACTCTGAGGGTACGTAAATCGTGCGCACAAGTATATTGGATATTAAGTTTTTCCGTTATCAGTCATTGTGGGCATGATGTTGCCCCAAAAGACTGTTACGGTTTTGTAGAGACTCCAATTTCTTAGTGCGGACGCCCTAAACGCACGCTTTTGACTAAGCGAACCATGTAGTGATCGTCGGGTTAGATTAATCCCATTGCAGCTATATGGTAGGGCC